ATCCGCGATCACCATGCTCCCGGCCCCGTCGAAGGCGATGCCGCCGATCGCGGAGTAATCGGCCCACGCCTTCGTGGAGATGGCGGGGTCCACCGTCATCACGAGCCAGCACGTGTCGAGCGACGGCAAATCGCGCGTGGGCTTGATGGCCAACTTCTGGCGCGGGAAGTAGACCGTGTCGGCGCTGACCGGGTCGATCAGCATCTGCGCGGCGAACTCGGCGAACCCCATGATCCGCCGCTCGTCCATCAGGCACTTCTTCCCGGGCTGCTTGACCGCCACCGTGAACTGCTCCGGGTAGTGCGCGCGCTTCCAGCCGAAGCCCTCGGCCCATTCGGCGCCCGGCGTGCCCTGGGCGGCGTCGGCCCAGCACGGCAGGAGGTAGGTGCCGAGCTCCAGCCCATGGTGCTTCTGCTGCTCGAGCAGCCACGCGTAGGCATCGGCATAGTGCCAGGGCGTGCCGATGTACCACTGGTGCCCGCCGGGGTCGATCAGGGGCTGCGTCAAGCGGATGAACTGGATGGTCTTGAGCAACTCCTCGCGCGTCTGGCTATTTTCCTTGCCCACGATGTCGTCGTACTTCACGTCGTCGTAGTGCTTGCCCACGATCTCGCCGCTGATGCCGATCGTCTCCACGGTGCCTTCGCGCGTGTGCCGTTTGCGCTTGACCGTGATCACGTTTTCCGTCCACTTCGGGGCCTGGCGCGCGGGATCGTCGTACAGGATCTCGGGGAACGCGCGGATCAGTTCGGGATTGGTCAGATGCCCCTTGATGTCGGCCAGCATCGCCTGCGCGTTCTCGGCCTTATTGCCCGCGATCAGGATGCGGATCTGCGGGTTGCGCAGGATCTGGAGAATGGAGAGCGCCACCGTGATGAGCGAGGTCTTGAGATGGCCGCGCGCGAGGAGAAAGAGGTTCTTCTGATAGGGCGTCTGGTGGATGTACCGGCAGAGCGGGCCGTGCAGATGCGGGGAGATGGCGTTACTGGCCCCGCGCGAGAAGGACAGGAGCTGGAAGAGCGAATAGAGCGCGCCGAAGCCGTGGTGCGTGGGCGCGTCGTCGTCCAGCAGCAGCGTGCGGATGATCGCCGCGCGCTCCTGCGCCGCCTTCTGGTCGGCGGTGAGACGCGCCACCCTACCCCTGCCCCGCCAGCTTCTTCAGGATGTCGCCGCCCGTGTGGTCGCGCGGCAGCACGTGGGACGGGAGATTCTTACTCTTGGTCGCCGCGAAGTCGTGCAGCTGGCCGTGACTCATGGAGTCGCGGAGCTGCTGCGCCTTGTCGAATGTGGCCCCATGCTCGGCCGCGCGGAACAGATTGGCCTGGGCCTGACTTTTGGCTGGCATTAGCCGTATCCCTCCCAATATTCCCCGCGGAGCGCCGCCTCCCGCTGCCGCCAGATTTCCCTTCGCACCCGCCAGAAGGCGACGAGCAGCGCGTGCCTCATCCCGCCCGCTTCTCCAGCGCCGCCACCATCCGCATCGTCACCGGGCTCGCCTCGGCCACGATCCGCTGCATCTCGTGCATCACCCGCAGCCGGTAGTCCCAGTAGCCGAGCGTCACCTTCAACGCCTCCAGGCCCACGAAGAGCCCCAGCCCGAGCGCGAGCGCCCAGCCGGTACCCGTGAACGCCGCCCCCTTGGCGACGCCGGCCATCAGCAGCGCGGCCTGCGCGGAGGTGCGCAACCCCTCCGTGTACACGCTGCCGCGATCGCGCCAGGCGTGCAGCCGCCCGAGCCGCGCGCCGAGCGGCGCCTGCGAGTCGCCCATCACCACAGCCCCACGTCGCGCCCGAGCGCCCAGAGCGCCAGGGCGACGACGGCCCCGCCGAGCAGCACGAGCTTTAGCGCGTCAGCCATAGCGTCAGGCCCAGCACCAGCGCGCAGAGGAGCAACACCCCGAGGCCCCGCCCGGGATGCGCCCCCGGCTCGGGCCTCACACCCGCCCCAACGGATACCGCTGCCACTCCCGCGCCTCCACCTGCGCCAGCCGCGCCGTGAGCTGCGCCACCTGCTGCCGCGCCGCGTCCAGCTCGCGATACGTCGCCGCCAGCTCCTCGCAGAGCGGGCAGGGCGTCGGAGGCGCCGCCTCGCTCACAGACTCCCCCGCGCCTTCAGCCCCCGCTCCAGCGTGTCCAGCCGCGCGTGCACCGCCTCCTGCCCCTCCACCAGCCGCGTCAGCACCGCCAACAACGCCCCCGCCACCACCGGCGGCAACTCCCGCGTCGCGTCCCGCAACCGCATCACGTCCACCGGCTCGCTCATGCCAGGCGTCCCTCCATCGCGTGCTGCCGGGCGTGATGCAGCGGGCACAACCACTGCACCGCCAGCGGCTGGCGGTAGTCCGCATGATGCGCGTGCGCCGGCTGGCCGCACACTTCGCACGGCTGCCGCACCAACCTCCCCGCTCGCACCTCTCGGTCTACCACCCGCTCCGCGCGCACCTTCTCCGGGTTCCGCACCCGCCACTGCTGCGCCTGTTGCCGCTGGCGCGCCCGCAGCCGCTCATCCCGGGCATACCGCGCTCGATCCAGATGCTGCACCAGCCCCGCCGCTCGGCGCTCCTTCGCCCGCGCGCACTGACACGCTCGGCACGAGGACGTCGGCCTCCCTTGCCACACGTAGAACCCCGCCAGCGGTTTGACCGCTTCGCACCGCGGGCACCTTTTCTCCCCTGCCGCAGAATTTCGCTCTTCGGTCATGGGAGCAACGCAGGCGTGAGGGTGGCCCGTGCCCGTACAAACCGGAATCCTGGGACTCCCACGAGCCTCGATCGGTCGCCGGCCTGGCCACGCTGCGTCATGCCGATGCGTCTCCTTGCGCGCTGATACCCCCGGGGGCCTGGTAGGGACACGGTCTATGTGCCTGATCGTATTGACGACGCGCTGCGGCGATACTGGACATAATCCCCGTTATCACCTGTGACCTCGACTCCGGTGTGTTCCGACGCGTACTTGCACGGGGCGTCCTAATATCACGTCGAGGCGCGTCACCGCGCATCCTGGCTACACCGCGTCATGGCGTCGCGCGCGTTGGCGTGGCGTCGGCTGAGGCGTGAGCCACCTCAATCGCCGGGGTCGTCAGTTCGCCGGTCGGTTGGCCGAGCATGGCCAGGAGGAGGATCTTGCCGTCCTGGCTGGGCAGCTCGGTAGTAAAGCTCGCGGTGATCTGCAGGTTGCGCTCGACGTAGCCGACGGGGTCGAGCTTCTTGAGCCGGACGATGTTGGCGGTGACGGCCGGCATGTCGGCGCCGCTGGCGATGCGGTCGAGGTTGTCTTCGAGGGATTCGGTGAACTCCCGCATGGCGTCGGCTTCATCGGTGCGGAACTGGGCGTCGAGGGCGCGGAGGCGTTGGACGGTGTCGTAGGAGACGCCGGCTTGCTTGGCGGCCTTCCAGCCCTTGCCGTGTTCGGTGAGCTTGGCGATGAAGACCTGGGGCCAGCCATCGGGCGTCGGTTGGCCGGCGCGGCGGCGGTCGCGGTGCGGGATGGGCTCGATGGGAGCGTAGACCGCAGTCGACAGGGCCGTGGACGGCATCACCGGGGAGCGTGCTACTAGAGTGCTCGTGGTGTCAAGGGGAGATTTGACCGCGAGTGGTTAGGCCAGACGGATCACCAAAGCCACTGTCACACTAAGGGAAGCACCATAATCGGGGAGGCAGTGTCAAGGACTATCGAATCCGCTTGTGCTAGCGGGCTGGTAGGTGCTATACACTTCGCATGAATATCAGTCGAAGTGCAGGCGAGATAATTACGCGGGAATGTTGCAGTTGTAAGAAGCGGAAGCCGATCCACGACTACCGCATCGACCTCCCGGGCCGCCCCGATATGTGTGCGTCCTGCAAGCGCAAAGGCTGGGTGCCCCCGGGTTATCTGGACCCCCATCCCAATACGTCCAGGGCCCAGCGCGTGGATCGACCCCTCACCTGGCCCCTCACGGCCTACCAGAAGCGCCAGCTCCGGGCCGCGCATGGCCACCGCTGCAGTATCTGCAAGCGCCACGCCGTCCGGCTCTGCATCGACCACGACCATGTGACGAACCTCGTACGCGGCCTGCTCTGTGGGGCCTGTAACAATGGGCTCGGCCAATTTCGCGATCAGGTCGGCCTCCTGCGCGCCGCCATCGCCTATCTCGCCTCGCCACCCCACGCGCGCTACTAGCCTCATAGTCTCGGTCATCCTCCCCCCCGATCGCCCCGCCTGAGCCCGCCTAGCGGCCCTCCTCAGGCTTGCAGGGTCGATGCTGCGCCATCTGCGCGTCCACCACGTAGCAGGCGCTGTTGGGCTGCTGGCTCAGGCCCGGCGCGGTCAGCAGGCAGGCCAGGAGCAGGAGGATCACTGGTCTTCCACCACGATCTCGACCCCGCGCCCGCCGCGCCGGATCTGCTGGGAATAAATCACGGAGTGCCCCGAGCTCGGCGCGTCCGAGTGGATCACCTTGGCATCGACCAGGCCATCGAGCGTAGGTTTGAGCGCACTGACCAAGCCGTCATGGTCGAGCACGTTCCAGGTGTAGGCCGTCAGCCACACGCGCTTGGCCACCGTCGGCCCGCCCACCTGGTCGCGCAGGCCGCTCGCGAGCCACGCCGCGTGGACCTTGGTGCGCCACGTCTTGCGGTAGCGCGACTCCACGCGCCAGTGGACCCGCCCGTTCATGTGATTAGTGAGCGTGCCGGGGACGAACACGGTGGGTCGCGGTCTCACCGGGCGGCTTCCAAACCGCACACCCTATAGAGAACCCAATGCTGTGCGGTTACGAATGGGGCGACTGCACCGCCCCCAATTCGGACGTATCCGCACAAAGGCTGTGCGGTTAGCATGGCTCAACCCGTGCGGTTTTATCTATCAGTCCCCAAAGGTTTTTATTGCCCTTGCCACCAGCCAGTGCGGTTAGGTTCTGCACCTTGTGCGCTTTGGCGAGGTCCCCCAGCCGCGCGCGCACGGAGCGGTCATCGACCCCCAGTTCCGTCGCGATGTCCTGTGCGGTTTGGGCGCCGGAGCGGAGTTGAGCCAAGATTCGGGTAGCAATCGGTGCCCGCGCCATCTCAGGATCTCCTTTCCTGATGCTGATATAGCCCTCGTCATCGAACAGCCACCGCAACGCGGTCTGGGGGCGCCGGGGCCCCTTATTGGCCTTGGTGTGCGTCAGGGTGAGCGTGAACTCCCGCTCATCGGTGGTGTCGCCCCGCTTCGCCTCGATCACACTCCGGGCGAGGTTGTAGACATACACACTGCCAAACGGGCGGCTATGCCCCTGGGTGCGGTCGGCCTCGGCCTTGGACACGTGCGCGATCACCAGGCGGGTCGCTGGGGCGCAGGAGCGGAGGGCGTTGAGCGCGGCCGTGGCCGCCCCCGCCGTCTCGGGCTCGGCGCCGCACGCAGGGCCCAGGCTGTCACAGATCACGAGGTCCACCTGATGCCGGGCGACCAGGGCGCGCAACTCGCTCGCCTCCTCGGCCGCTGGCCGCACCATGGGCCGGTAGAGGATCGATCCCTCCGGGATGGGGCTGAGCGGCCCCGTGAGTCCCCACAGGCGCTCCTCGTGGTCGCTGCGGCTGGACTCCCAATCGAGGTACAAGATCCGCTGCACCGGCCCGACCCGCCAAAGCCCCAGCGGCACACCGAGCAAGGCACAGACCCCGAAGGCCAAGGCAAACAAGCTCTTGCCGCTGCCCCCATCCCCGAAGACGATCGTGGTGTCTCCGACCGGGACCAGCCCCTCCACGAGCCACTTGTCCGCGGCCGGCGGCTTGGCCTCGAGCGGGCTGACCGGCGCGCCCTGCCTGGCCGCAAGCACGACGCGGTGGCAGGACTCGTCCACCATGGCCCGCCACGGCAATCCGGGCTTGGCTTCGACCGCGTTCTTGGCCGCGCCGTTGCGGGCCAGAGCCGAGGCGAGCGACAAACGCCCCCAGTGCGCGAGAAACCCCTCCTGCGTGATGGACAACTCGCCCGACAGCCCATCGCTGTGATCCTTCAGATGATGGAACTCGAAGATGATGCCCTGCCCCCACCCGACGAAGTAGCTGTCCCCGATCTTCTGGACCGTGGGTTCGGTCATCGAGCGGGCGAGACTTGGAGGGCGTGCCGCACGGCCTCATGGCGGGCCCACCACCAATCCCAGGCCCGCTCCGCCACATCGCTCCGATTGCGCTCAGGGATCGCCAGCAGCGCGGCCTCGGTGCGCCACAACTCGACCCGCAACCGCCGCGGCGATAGACCATCAAGGTCTTGATGGAGAAACCGCAGGGCCGCTTCATGGGAATCGTATGGGTCGGGAACTCCGAACCGCTCCATCGGCACCCCCTGTCAAGGGTTAGGGGAAGATGGCGGGCCCAGCCGAGTGACAGCCCGGCCGACTTACGGATGGTCGCGCCCACCACCCGCCGACTACTAGAATAGCAGCAGCCAACGGCGCGCATCAAGAGGCTTGCGACCCGCCAAACGCCTGCTCCAACGCGCACAACGTCCGCGCCGTCTTCTCGCTGCACGTGGCCGCCCAGCGCACGCGCCACGCCGCCACCTGCTCCACGGTGGGCTCGGGATCAGGCGTGGCCGGCCTGATCCCGACGATGTACTCGGCCGGCGCGTGGCGGTGCAGGCCCCAACCCACGACCGCTGAGAGCTTGATGTGCCTCATGGGAAGAGCAGGGCCAGCAGCGTCTCGGTCTGCCACTGCCGTTCGGCATCCCCCGCGGCAGCCCACGCGGCAGCCCGCGCGGCAACCCCCGCGGCATCCCGCGCGGCAGCCCCCGCGGCATCCCGCGCGGCAGCCCGCGCGGCAACCCACGCGGCAGCCCCCGCGGCATCCCGCGCGGCAGCCCGCGCGGCATCCCGCGCGGCAGCCCGCGCGGCAGCCCGCGCGGCAGCCCACGCGGCAGCCCCCGCGGCATCCCGCGCGGCAGCCCCCGCGGCATCCCGCGCGGCAGCCCCCGCGGCAGCCCGCGCGGCAGCCAGGGCCTCGGCATCCGCCTGCCCCTCGGCATAGGCCGTGGCCACATCGAGCGCGGCCCAGCTCCGCGGGTCGGGCTCGCGCCCCGCGCTCCGCTCGCGCTCCAGCGCCCGGCGCGCACAGGTCACCGCAAAATGGCGCGCCGTCCGGTCCGTCCAGGTCTCGACCTTCGCCATGAGCCGGGCCCGCCGCACGACGATCTTGTCATCGGCCTCCACGCGCTCGCCCTTCGTCTCGGCCAGATAGAGCGCGGGGCCGAGCCACTGCATCAGATCCCGCTCCCGACAGAGATGGAGCCCGCGTTCGCAGGGCATCAGTGCGCCGCGCACGGCATGCCACTTCCCTGGGTGCCCATTCGGCAGCGACCAGCGCAGCGTGCCGCCATGGTAGGCCGTGCCATCGGCGTTCAGCACCTTGAACAGGCGCTCGGGAGCCATGGCCTTCATGTGAGCACGATCCGGCGTGGGAGCGCAGGGACACCAGCCGCGCGGCGCCGCGCATTGGATTCTAGTCGGTGGCACTCTTTGCAGCGTCGGCCATACGCTCCGGCGGGTGCGGTATTGTCTGGGGTGAAGGCATGGCCCGCCGCGCAGTGCGTCTTCGCGGCATTCTTGGCCATGCAATTTACTCCGCGCAGTGTGTTCACTGGGCGCGTGACCGGCTCGAGATGTCGGGGATTTACGCACCGCGGATTACGACACAGATGATCGATAACCAGCGGCTGCTCGATCTCGCCTATGGCCAGTATGTAGGAGAATCGATGCGCCATAAGCCTGGCGCCCCCAAACTCCCACGCGCGAATCTCCCCGTATCCGCCAGACCCGATGTCTCCCATCCACAAATAACACCCCGTATTCGGCTCTGGCTGCATCTTCCGGCCGACGGCATGCTCCCAGATCTCTGGATATCTCACCGCTTCCTCCTCGATTCCTGTGCGGCGTAGCGCGCGCGCAACTCATCGAGCAGCATATTGAGCGCGTCCAGCGAGGCGTCCTCGGGATCGAGAAACTTTGCCAGCCCTCCGGTGTGCTTTTCCCAAGTGGCGACCTGTTCGGGCGCGGCGAGTTTGAGCTTGGCGTATCCGGCTTCAATGCGCCCAATGAGCGCCACCTTCTCGGCGTGCTCCTCCTCGTCGGGGGTCTTGAAGAGGTCCGCCGCCTCCTGCTCGGCCTGCGCCTCGCTCACCGTGCCCGCGGCGGGGAGAATGACGGGCTCATCCTTCGGCCGCTCCAGCATCTCGCCCGTCTCCATGTCGATCTTGGCCCCCAGCTCGTCGGGGGTATAGACCGGCCCCCCGAACACGTCGGCCGTGAACCACTTGGCCCCGTTGCTCATGGCGCGGGCGAAGAGCATGTTGCGGGCATACTTGCGATAATTCTCGTTGGCGATCCCCGCCGCCGCCGCGTCCTCCATCGTGAAGGACGACTCACCGATCTGCTCCTTGCCCTCGAAGAACACGATCTTGCAGGCGGTGGGCGTCAGCTCGGCCACGCGGTAGTTGTATTTCCCGCCCTTCTTCACGGCCGCCGCGATCAGGTTGGCCGAGAGCGACACCTTGCCCTTCACAATGTTAATGCCCGTCATGCTGGCGACGGGGCCGAACCCGAGCTCTTGGCCCGCGAGGATCTTCACGATGGCCTGATTGGCCTCGCGGGCGTCCTGGAAGTAGCCGCTCTTGGTGAACACGGCCCCGAGCGTCATCACGTCGGGGGCCTGGTGCTTCACGAGATCCGTCATGGGCGCGTCCCTCCTCCGTTAGTCATTCGCCATCCAGCCTTCACACACGCAATCGGGCACCCGGCAATAGTCGCCGCCCGCCGCGTGCGCGTCCCGGTCATGCCCGCAGATGCAGCGGTCGTCCAGCATGGCCGACACCATGTAGTCGCGCAGCGCCTGGCGCAGCCGCCAGTCGGTCATGGCGCGGGTGTAGGTGCAGAGCATTTCGCCAGCTCCTTGGCCGCATGCGCCCGCGCGGCCCGCTCGAGAAAGGCATCCCGACACTCGGCACAAATGCCGTGGCTCACCCGCGCGTCCTTCCCGTCCTCCGGCACGAGGATCTTGGCTCGGGCGTGGACGAGCCGTTCCTCGACATCCCGCCATCCCGCGCAGATCATGATCACCGCGCGTCCCGAAAGAACCCGGCGAGCAGGAAGCCGACGCCGAAGGCGAAGAAGCAGGCCAGATACAGCACGCTATAGGGGATCATCCGCGTCCTCCTCATCCGGCACCGGCACCGGCTCACAGTTCGGGCACTGGCCGCAGTCGTCGCTCCACCCGGCATACCCGCACCGGGCGCACCGCCCGCGCACATGGCCGCGCTCCTCGGGGTCGTAGTGGATCATGTCGCCTCCTTCTCGGCCCGCAGCCGCGCCACTTCCGCGCGCAGCGCCGCCACCTCGGCCTCCAACTGTGCGATGCGCTCCTGCGCCGGCCGCCCGTCATTCGTGCGCGAGCGGCGTAGCGTCGCCTGGGTCACGTAGGTCATGGGGCCTCCTCCTGGGTTAGAAGATCCATCCAGCAGCCTGCTAGCGTCCCCGCGGCGCAAAAAAGGCATCCATCGACACGCCATAGACCCGCGCAATGGCCGCCAGCGTGTCAGCCTTGGGTTGGGACCGCCCCAGCTCCAGGTTGAGCAGCCCCTGGGTGCTCAGGCCGATCTCGGTGGCCGCCTTCTGGGGCGACCATCCGCGGGCCCCGCGCAACCGGATCAGCAGCTTCGGATTGAACGCACTCATGAGGGTTGGCATGCCCGCACACTAGCACTTGGCTAGCGAAGGTGTCAAGCGGAATTTCGCCCTTGACTACGCCAGTGCGCTAGACTATTGTGCTAGTCAGTCGTTTATATTTCACGAGGGGGACTGCAATGCACAGCGTGCCCAAGGTGAAGACGTTTCCGCAGTTGATCCGTTGGATCGCGGATCAGTATCACGACGGGGCCGTGCTGCCGATCGCGACCAGGGTCGGCGTCTCCCCCGCCCTCGTCGGCCTGTGGTCGCGCGGCCAGACGGCCGAGCCCCGCGTGTCGAACCTCCAGCGGCTTGCGGAGGTCTATCAACTCGATTTTATCTGGCTGCTTGGCTTGGTCCATGGCAAGCGGCTGGCCCCCATCGCTGGGGGGAGCGGCGCCACTGCCATGCCCCCCGTCGCCCCCAGCGCGCCCCTAGTGGCCGACGGGACATCTGGCCCCCAACCGCTCGCTAAGTGCCCGCCGATTCGAGACATTATGTCACGTTTGCGCGCCATCACCCACCGCCGGTGGGAGCTGAGCCGGACCTGGGCCCCCATGGAGTTGGCGGCATGAAACACCCCTTGACAGCCGAAGAGGTCGGCTCTATTGAGGGGGCCTGTGCCGTTTGCCGACATCGACCTGATCGTCCAGGTCCGAGGGTCGGCGATGCGGTGGGGACTGGGCGAGGGAACCGTGGTCGAACTCTGGCGCGGGACTCAGCTTCTCGGCACCCTGACGGGCGAGACGATTCGGCAGCTCGTGGCCCAGCATCTCTCCACGGCGGCCTTGGTGCTCCGGGTGCGTGAAGCCCTGGCGGCACCGGAAGCGGAACGCCCCCGCGCGCCGACGACAATGCCGCCGCGCCCCATACCCAGTAAGGACATGTTGGACCCGCGCGGCAAGGCCGCCCGCCGGCACGCGCGCCGGGCCCGCACGAAGAAGAAGTTGGCGGCGTGGCTCATCGCGGCTTGGGCGGCGGGGAGCCTCGCGCTGCTCGGGTGGGATTGCCGGACCGATCTCCTCAACGCCCAGCCGCGGCCGGCCCATGCGGTCGTGCAGGATCTCCCCTGAAAGGACCCCCTATGCGTGCGATCGCCCTCTGGCTCCTGGTGTTGTGCTGTTGCTCCACCTACGGCGGCGGCTCGTGCTGCGCCAATGTGTCCTTCTGTGGCGGCTTTGTGCCGGGCTGCCTCTGCGCCCCCGGCCGGTGTGGTAGCGTGGAGGCGCCGTGATCCTCCGTGCCCTCCTGCTCCTGCTGTTCCTGGCCACGCCCGCGCAGGCCGTGCAGATCCGCGACCTTGCGCTCAGTTGCGCCGGGCGCCCCGTGGTGGGCGTGTTCAGCGATGTGTGGTGCCATAGCCAGGGCATCTGGTTGAGCGCCACGATCGGCCCCTTCCCCACCCCCGAGCCGCCCGTGCTGCACTTCACGCTGACGCTCGACGGCGGGCTGGCGGGCGAGCGGGCGGCGCGGCGCATGGCGGGGGTGGCGTGGCGGCTCGGGGAGGCGTCTGGGACGTGTGTGCGCGTGAGGAG